TTTGAAAATGCAATAATTAAATTAAAAATTAAAATTCGCGCCCCAACAGTCCAATCTCCAGATGTGCCTCAAGACATTATAATTGGAGACGAAAATAATAAGAGAACTCTAAAATCTGCAATTATAGAAATTTTCACAAAATACGAACCAAAATATAGTGGCGTTAGATTTGAATCAAAAGACAGTGATGGAAAAGGTGGATTCAAAGAATTTGAATTTAAAAATTCAGACGGCGGACCAGATGGTCCATTGGGCGTTTGGACATCTAGTCAACAAAACACTATTTCTGCTGTAAGAAGTTGGTTGAATTCTGTAACAACCTCTAATGATTTAGGCATTTTATTAGAATATGACGCAAATAATTATGAAATGGTTTTAAAAGAAAGCCCTTTTGGTCAGCCTTCATGCCAATATAATCTTGGAACTTATATCGTTAATGGCGGAAATTGTTCTCCTGTTTTAGAATTTAATCCAACAATTAAATGGTTACCAACAGCCAGCACAGGCGCTGTTAGCGGAAGCGCAACAAGTGCCGGAGGAGCACAACTTGCTCCAGTTGAAGAAAATGTTCAAAAAGCTGGCTCTCACGCAGCACCAGCACAACAACAACACGAATCACATTTCAGAAATCCTGATGATATAGCATCAAAAGCGGCGGAAGCTTTTTCTGCTCAATATGATGCAAATTATCTTGTTGAAACTCCATATGCCCCATTTGACGCTCAATTAAAAATAATGGGCGATCCATATTTTGCAAATCTTACAAGTTTTACAGGAAAAGAAGTTTCTATTATAGTTTTAAATCCTTTTAGCACAAAAACAGATTGCACTTGGATTAGCGAGCCAACTTGTAATCAGGTGTTAAGCAATAAGCACTATCTTATAAAAGGAGTAAGCCATCAAATTACAGAAGGAAGCTTTGTCACAACTTTGCATGTATTTATGTTTGCACCAAATTCTAATTTGCCAGCAGATTCAACATTAGGTGGTGGTGGTACTGAAAGTTATAGCGATGCATATGGTGTCAGCAAAGCAACTGTTGCTTCGGATGAATAAAAAAAAGGGAAAAAATGTCTATAGCAAGTCAAGAACAAGTAAAAGTATTGGAAAGAAGAATAATTTCTTTAGAACAACAACTTGGTGGTTTGGGATATAGTGTAAAAACTATCGCAAGACAAGAAATGTCAGCAGCATCTAGAGTTGTTGAACAAGCAGAATCTATGTTTGGTTTATACACAGCTTTGTGTATTGATACAATTGATATATGGAAGCAAAATAGAATTAGATTTTTTTCTCCACTATTTCACAATCCAAAAATGAATGTTACAAAACTTCCTTGGGCATTTCCGGTTTCAAATTTTGGAGGTTTTGACGATTGCGGATCAACATGGATACCACCTGCTGGATCTACTGTTTGTATTTTATTTGAAAATGGAAATCGATCATCGCCTTTTTACATTGGAACAACTTGGCACAGAAATCGTGGTCCAGATGGCGAGCACACTTTTGGATTTAATATTGATGAATATTATCAAATTTACGAAGGTAAAAGAAAAGGTTATTTAGTCGGACCTAATGATGGATCTCAAGTTTTACCTCCTTGGAACACAGAAAACTATAATGGATATGATTTGTCATCTCTAGTTGATTTTTCTTCAAATCCTGAAGCACAAAAGCTAATTACATATCCGAATATTTATGGATTTAAAACGCCAGAAAAGCATTATATTAAAATGGTTGATGGCGATCCGAAATGTGACAGAAAATGGAAAAGATTTGAAATCATGTCTAGTTGCGGAAATTGGATTATGTTAAAAGACGATCATTTGCATTATTCAGGTCAATGGGCAAATCCGCAATGTGGAGGTAGAGAAATTGTAGATGCTGATTCAAGTTGCGTAGAAGATGTAAGCAACTATTCTCAAACAGATAAATTAAGAGGTGGATTTGCAGTAGAGTCAATACAACAATTGCATATTGCCAACACAACAGTATTGTCAGTAGCAGATTCAGAAGCCGAAGCAGATACTCAAGATTTAACTCCTAAACTTGGGAAAAAGAAAGAAGAAGTTCCTTGTCAAGGAAATCGAAGTAATTCAAAAATTATAGGTGGACACCCATCAACAGGCAATCCTGAATCTAAGTACTATCAAAGTCAAGTTGGGGCAAATCCATTTTTCAAGCACAGTCAAGAATGTCGTCCATACAAAGGTGCATCAACTCCTCAAAATAATGTTTGCGATTTGCCACAAACAGGAATTCAAATTATGTCTATTTCTGGACATACTTTTGTTATGGACGATTCTGTCGAAGAGCCATCAGGAACTCCAACTTGGGATCGCGAATTTGATTTTGGATGCAACAATCATTATGCCGGTAGATCATATTGGAAGTCTGCAACAGGTCATCAAATCGAAATGAGTGATTTGGAAGGACCAAATGGTGATGACGGGGCTGCATTAAGGGGCAAAAGTAATTATATTCGACTCTTATCTGCTTGCGGAAACAAAATAGAATTAAATGATCATACGGAATCACAAAAGGATTGTGCCGGTTGTCCTCCTAATATAGGAGGGTCTCAAAGAGGCATTCATTTTCAAAGCACCAGTAATCACACTTTTGACATGGTTGATGAGTCAGTTGAGCAATGTGCGCCTTGTAGAATGGAAGGTGGAGTGCCAATCCCAAAAGCCAAAAAAGCTTTTGTAAAAATTAGAACTGGTTATGGTTTACAGATGGAATTTCAAGATAATTTCAGCCAAGAAGAAACGCAACAACAATACATACAAATTTTATGTCCACAGAAAGACAATACAGTTCGTGGTCCACATAAAATATTTATGCAAGAGGCTCCATCAGGACCAGGCGTTATATTTTTAAGGGCTGGTGGGAATTATGTGTGTCAAACTTATGACACACATGCTACCTATGTTGGTGACATTGATAATAATCCTGCTGACAAAGTTGAATTTGTAAGTCGAAACAACCTTGTATCAACAAAAGATTATTACATTAATGTTAGCGAAAAGTCACAATTGTTTATTGCAAAAGATCAGATTTTCTTATTGGCTGGGCAAGATTGCACTGGAAAACAAGGACAAGATGGTTGCGGTGGCGATGGAGCCAATGAGCCATGTTTTGGTGCAATAATTGTTTATGACTATACCACTGGAACAGTAAAAATAAGCGACAGAATTTTTGCCAGTACATCAGCTAAAGCAAGTACACTTTCCATGTTTCAATTATCTCCATTTGTTAAAGGTGCTGGGTGTTAAAAGATGCGAATATTTCAAGGTTTACCATATCCAGTTACAAAGACTCCAAGAGGATATTTTTATTCTCAAGAAGGCGTCAACCAAATAAAATCAGATCTATTGGTTTTATTGTTAACGAATCCTGGTGAAAGAGTCATGAATTTAGATTTTGGAACACCTCTTAGGTCTTTGTTGTTTGAGCCAAATGATCCATATTTACAGACTCAAGCCAAAAACATGATCATAAAATCCATAAAAAGCTGGGAACCACGTATTGCTGTTCAAAATATTGAGGTTACATCTAGCGTTGATAAAAATTCAATCAATAACTTAGATAATCAAACGGAACTTGAACATATATTATTTATTAGAATAATTTTTGTTGATCCACAAGATATTAAGCAAATTCAAGAACTAACACTCGAAGTACCTTTGGGAGGATCATAATGGCACAATCTAACAACTGCCCCTTTGACATTACGCCTTACACACAATCACAAGTAATAACGACTCCAAACATATTCAGTTTGAATTATACAAATCAAGACTTTTGGTCTATGAAGACACGACTTATTGATTTTGTCAAACAAAAATTCAGCACAGATTTTTCTGATTTTGTAGAATCGTCTATTGCCATTATGCTCATTGAAAATTGGGCATTTATTGCAGATACTTTGTCATTCAAAATGGATCAAATTTCAAATGAAATTTTTATTGACACAGTCACAGAAACAGAAAATGCTTTTCGACTTGCAAAATTAGTTGGATTTCAGCCACAACCTCCGATAGCATCAAGGTCAATGTGGACAGCATCATTGAATAACACATTGGCAATTGATGTGACAATACCTGCGCCATTTGGATTGAGTGTTAGTACTGGCAATACAAAAATAGACATTGAGCTTTTTCCTGCTGATGCAAACAACAACCCTATTTTTGATCAGGATATAATAATACCAGCAGGAAGCGTTGTCAACGCAAGTGTTATAGGTCTTGAAGGAAGAACATCAATTTTTGAACAGATTGGAAATGGCTCAGTTGGTCAAACAATTATAATTCCAAATTCACCAATTATATATGATTCTATTAAAGTCCAAGTTGATGGCGTGAATTGGGATCAAGTTGAATTTTTTACTGATTCTCAGCCAAGAAGAGAGTATAGAGTAGAATTTGATTCAAGCTATAATGCATATGTTATTTTTGGCAACAACAGAGCGGGACTAATTCCGTCACAAGGAAGTATTATATCTGCTACATACAGAATAGGTGGCGGATCTATTGGAAATATTGTAAGCGGAACAATTACAAATCAAACGATTATAAACATTCCAGGATTGTCTTATAGCGTTCCTGTTGCATTCAGCAACTATACAAAAGGTGAATTTGGATATGACGGAGATACAATTGATGATGTAAAAAACAAGCTACCAGCTTATGTTCGAACGCAAAACAGAGCGGTAACAGGATTAGATTACAAAACTTTATCTGATCAATTTGCAACTGCATATCAAGGTCAAATTGGCAAAGCCACAGCAGTTTTAAGAAATTATGGTTGTTCTGGTAACATTGTTGACATATATGTATTGGCTTTAAATGGATCAAATAATTTACAAACCGCTTCAAGCGAACTCAAATCTGAGTTACAATCACGCATTGAATCTTTAAAAATGATGACTGATTTTGTTTGCATAAGAGATGGTCGTATAGTTTTAGTTGATATAAATGTTGATGTTATATTAAATAGATCATATAGAAAATTTGAAGATGAATTAAGAATTAAAATACAAAGAAGAATGGATTCATTTTTTTCTTTATCTAAATGGGATTATGGACAAACGCTACGTGATTCGGATCTGATGAAATCTGTTTCAGATCTTAAAGAAATAGATAGATTTGAGTTTAATTTCAACGCTGTAAACTTTCCACAAGATGGCACTACTATAACTACAAACTTTTATGAAATTATCAGACCAAGTACGAATGATATTGTATTCACATATCAATAAGGAGCATCTGTGGCAATACTAACAATTGATCAAAATCCTTCGATTTCAGATACAATAGTTTTTACACTATTGACTCCGGATGCTAATGGATGTTTTCTTACAAATCCTTATAAGCTCAATAGCATTGTAATTTATTATGTTCAAAGAGATTATACGAGTGGAAATACTAGTAACTATTTAAATAAGATATATGTTACAGACCAAATTAAAGCAGCCGAAGTTGCTGAGGCGGTTGCTTGTGCCAATCCTACACCGGAGAATCTTTCGAACGCCAAGGTTTTAAGAGCAGTAGCAGAAAGTAATGCAAGTGTAAATGATTTTTATTACAACGAAGCATCCCCAGTAAAAATTGTTGGAGATAATTTATATCCTGCTTGGCTTTCTACTGATTTAGCCAATTCATTTGCAGAATTGGTTGAAACAGATGAAAATGGAAATCCAATTTATGGTGCTTTTAAATACACATGGCAACCAGAAGGAGTTCGAGAAGGCGATTATTTTATTTGCTGGACATGGACTCCAAACATAGC